ATTTACTACCAATGCCGAATTATATTATCGACATAATCAATTTGTTGCTATCGTTGATTCACTAGTTCTGAGTTGTTGGTTACTTACCTCACGTACACTCAGTCAGCTATCTACCTTGAATGTTTGTTGAATTCAACAATTCTAAGTTATTATGCATTTTATTACTTTATTGCCATTCACTTCATTATCCAATGCGTTTACCTACTCCTAGTTTGTTTGTTAACCACTATCTAATATCTATTATCCCTAGTCTTATCAGCTCTATTCTATCTATTCTATCACCTACACTTCAAAATTGTACACCTGTGCATACGCATTGCAAGTCGTTAGAAATATGTATCTTGCCACCACGGGCGCAAGGCTCTCTTCACAAATGAGCCATTCTTTACACCATAGCGCTATCTTAGACTGTACCAGCTGAGGGCACTTGACCGAGCTCCACCGTTGAGTGTCAAATCCTGCTATCTTCTTGTGTGCCAACCAATATTCACCGTACCATTCTTCCTCAGTAGGTACCTTGCCGTTTGGTTTTTTCATCATACCCACGTACCTACCAAGCACTTCCAGTGTGTTTAATCGTTCTAGTTCTGAGTTGTCGCCCTCGTCTAGCCAGCTTAGGAAGTTATGTAACATTTCAATGTCATAATCATCTGTCTCGACGTTCTCATAACCAATGACCTCAGTCTTGAAATTCCAGTACTTGTCCCACTCTTCCTTGTTAATATCATATCCTAGACGCTCAGAAATACCCTTCACATCATAGCTGTCCTTGGCGAGCAATTCTGTCAATGTTTGCTTGTCTTCAATTACATATCCTTTCGTCATGACCTCCTCTTCCATGACGGACACCCAGTCACGGCTCATAGCCATCGCAGGTAACTTAACGAGTCCGGCCCAGCCCTCTGGCTCTGGGGCTTTTTCTTTCAATCTCCACACCCTGCCACAGCCATCTGGTATACCAAATGCGCCATCCAATACACTGCCGTGTAGGATGTAGGGACTTATAGGCCTCCAGCTGTCGCCTTCGAACACTCTACCTATGTGATCTATCACACAGGCCCTGAGTCCAGTGACCATGCCATCGTTCATCCCCCTCCTACCGAGAGTTAAGACATTGTCCATCGTGGATACTAACCTATCACGTATTGAACCGCCTTCACCTTCCCAGTTTCCAGAAACGAAATTTCCGATCCCACGTGCTACACTAGCTCCAGCATAGTCTTTTTCATAACTAACACGAAGAAATTCAGACTTAGGTCCGAACAGCTGCTTGACCTTATTCGAGGCCAAGCCCATCTCAATAGTTATAGCATACAGTTGACCTGCAACTGCAAAATCCCGTACTTGCGCATCGACATCATCACCTGCCCCTTCGTACTCAACGAAGGGGTCGGTGCCCTTCAACTTTAGATAACAAGCCCTAGCGACATACATGTAGGCATGGTTCAACACAGAATTGATCCACGTCGTACCACGCCAACCAGAATATAAGCCAGAGTGGATAGGATTAACCTGCCCCTCTCTATCAACTATCTCCATCTTACTGAAGGATAGGGTTAGCCAGTTTAGGCAAAAGGTCAGTGTTTCACATGGGTCAGCTACTTCAGCCAACACACTTATGACCCTCGCCATACTCCTTTGGCTGTGTTGGGCGTTGAAGTCCGCGAAGTCGTAGTCAAAACTAGCTAACTTCCTTTGTAACTTATTGTCAAATGCGCTGAAGTCCTGGTCTCTGTTTATCCCCAACCTAACATCACCCACAGCTGCACAGTTCTCAAAAGTGTACAGGACGTACGAAAATACAACGTAGTGATATAAATTGCCAGGCATCAGCGCCCTCTTTGCGGCGGATTCAAACTTTGGCACTAACTTTGTGTCATTTCGACCAACCTTATCTATAATACCCGCTATTATACGCCATCCTTCACGCTCGTCCTCCATGAGCGACTTCTTATTGTGTCTAAGCTCAATCTTTTTCATCACTTTGTCCATAAAGGTGACCATATAGTATTTCTCACCTTCATGCACGACGGTGCTACCTTTAGCGGCCCATGTCCTTCTCTTCTTCCAAAACTCGATGAAGTCGGTGATTCGCATATCAGGTACTGTGTCCGTCAGACGTTTGTACGCATCACGAATGCCTGCCAGCTCTAGTCTATCATACTCCTCATTTGTCCATTCGACTCCATTATACGCCACCTTCAATGCATCTAGGTCTCGCAGCCTCTTCTCTATTTCTGGCTGTTCATCGACCTCATACACAAATCGTCCGTATAACATGTGCAGATACATCAGTCTCTGCACCTCCTTGGGCTTCAACGGTATCCCAAAGAACTGTCCCGTCGTTCGTACCAAATCGTGGACCGTCTTCATGATCTCAATCCACCTATCATCAGGTATCAGCAATACTCCACTATTCATTACTGCTTGGATCACCTCTGGCCTCATAGAATCTAGGACACCTACCGTCCAGATTACTAGACTAGTTACCAGATTGTGGTTTGACCCTCTCCTATTCAATAGGACTTCACTCGCTGTCTCACTGTCCTCCCAGACCGTATTCTCCAACAGCTTTCGCAGTCCCACAGTTCTCTTCTTTTTTGCCATTTCACTTTCAAACGGATAGAGCTTTTCCAAATCCTCCGTCTTAATTTCTTCCTTCCGCACTTGTTGCATCTTCCCTGCCTCATAGACCCTACTGCAAATGTCAATCCACATCTTAGAGTATTCAACATGTCTCACGTTGGCTTCTGTGATGTTGTATAGAGATGATGTATAGTAAGAGTAGCATGCATCAGGTACCATGCCCAGCTTATGCATCCTCTCAATGTTATTAATGTCATCTCCAGAACAGGGTTTTCCCTGCAACACCCACAATGGCACATCATCGGCGTACCCTATCGGCCAACCGTTTCTAGGTTTCTTTCTAAAGAAGCGAAATGGCGCCGCCATCTCTAGATAATCCCAGGCATATGCCGACACAAACTGCCCTAGTTCTGTCCAACCGTGATACTCAAATAGCCTCACAGTGTGCGTTCTCCTCCGCACCAGCTCTCTGTTATCATAAGCAAGGATTCGTTCCAACTCATTTCTACACCTGAGCCTCTGCGAATCCAATCGCTCCGAGGGCACAAGTGCGACAAGTGGTTCTGCTCCAATTTCTAACGCAAATTCTTCACTGTGCACCATGATGATGTTAGGCTCTTCACTAAAGTTATAGCGACGCAATACATCATTCACCATGGTGTACCATGAATCATTGTGCTCTTTCCATCCTCTCTCACCGGTCCTGATCATCTCACGTCTGTGCATAACCAGGCCTTCCATTACTTCTCTATCACCTACAACATCATCCACATCAATGAATCCAAACTCAGAACACATGGTGCTCTTGCCCCCACCAGACGGTATGATTATTGCATACAGTCCTGGGATCTGGCGATCCAAGTATCTTGAGGCTGAAGATTCAATGAAGCGGATATGCTCAATAGAAGTCCGCGTGCAGCCTAGCTGCGCACGGTACTCCCTTGAAATCCTCCTCTCGTTTTTGTACATCTTCCCCTTGGCACGGCTTTTAAACCTAGGCTTTGGGGGTGGTGACACCGAGACTCTTGAGATGGCCGCACTGCGCCTATGAATGCGATAGCAACTCAAGCTCTTCAGGGTAGCACTTGCCTCCCATAATGAAGAGTGTCTTGATTTGAATAAAGAGA